CGGAAAGAGCTTCGCCCTTGTTTATAAAGTTCTCGATGAACGATTGATGCACACCAGTCTCTTCAGACATCAGTCTATACATAGCCGCATCCCTTAGGGGCTTCAGTATGCTATGAACCATCTGTACCTTAGTGCCATCATATCGTTTAGTACCATATGATCCAACACCGAGAACGGGATACAACTGTTCCTCAGGTTTCTGAGCCCTGTAGTACTCCATGAACCTATCGTACAACGTGGTTTTGCCATCGGCTGTCGTCTTGGTTCTCAGGTCAATCCCTTGAAGCCCAGGGAAGTCCATCTTGTATGGAACAATGAACTTCGCATCGGTAGCCAGTGAAATCTTATAGAGTTCATCATTGACCATCTGCCTGCGAGCCTTGGGATCATTAGTGTCTTTCCAGTACTTAATACCAGTGAGCATTCCCATAGGGTGATCGTTCTCCATGGGGTAACCGAGGGCATCATATTTCTTGGGTACCAGTGGATCACTCGGGTTGATCTTCGACCAGAAGTACTGCGAGATTGTCCGGGGATCAGTCAGCTCAGGGCTAACCTGAGTGGTGACCTTGTTGAGCATCGAGGGATACGCCAGTTGGAGCTTCTTACCAATCCAGCCTTCCAGAGCACTCTCGTTCTTCTCGGTGTCCATCAGGTCAGACCCGAATTGCATACCCTGGGTTAGACCTTCGACAAGATTAGCGTCGGCCACGGCCTTAGCCACCGGCAACAAAGCGATGGCGATAGCAGAGGCTACCTTAGCTTCATCAGGCTTCGGATCACCCTGGGCTTCCCTATAGACAGCCTCATGGTACTTATCCAACAGGTTAGCCACGATCTTCATAGGGGTTGAGAACGGGTCCATGTTCTTGAAGTCGAACTTGTGATCACCGAACTTCACCACATACTGATCATGGTTAGCAGCTTGTGCTTCCCTGTTGATTTTCGAATCACTAGGCCCACCAGAGGTAATAGCACCATTGGCATACATGATCATAACAGCAGAGGCGATGCCAAAGGATAACATGGCTTCACCCTGTGCTCTAATCTGAGCCTGCGGACCATTACCACCACGAAGGTCTTTAATGAACGTCCCCGGGATAACGGTACCTGAGAGCATGTTCAGGCCAGCAGTGAGGCGGAACCCTTCTTCAAACACTCGGACTGGAGTCCTGAAGAACAACTGCCCTACGAGTCTCATCCAAGGGTTCTTGTTGACTTCCCGTTCATAGGATTGAGCCAAACGTGAAGCCCAGTTATCACCTGAGAACTCACGCTTAAACAACAGGTCATCCGAGAACTTCCTACCTGCTTGGTTGATGGCATCCTTGAAGAGGTCTTTGTTCCCATCAAGCTGTGCCTTCACCCACTCAGTGAGCTTATCCCCACTCAGACCTTTGTTAAGCCCTGTCTGCCTGAGGCTATCGAGCACGTCCACCACATCGATGTCAGGTGAGAACGATTGCTTATGAGCCTTCTCAACAGCTTGCTTAACGAAGTCCTCCTTGGCTTTCCCGGTAAGACCCTTCTCATTGGCGGCATTGATGGCGTTGAACGTGGCCTCACCCTGTACGAACGCTCTGTAGTTCATCTGGGAGAAGAACTCGTCAGTAGCCTCCAGGAGCCGAGGGACGACGCGCAGGTAGCGCCCGGCCACTCCGGGGATCACCGGGGCCTGTTCCAGGTATTTGCCTCCATCGGTCCTCAGAAGGGATTTCTCCATATCGAAGGCCAGCTTGGCGGCTCGGAAGGCCACACCCATGGAAGTGCCAAGGGTTGAATAAGTGCTCGACATCCTCCGCAGCGCCGCCTCGTCAAGCCCGGTCACCACAGCATCTAGCGCAGGGCGATAAAGGGTCTTCATCACCGAGGGGATGGTGTTAGCCGCCAGGGTTGACGAAGTGAGCACCGTTGAGATGACGAACTCGTTCAGCCCCTTGAGCAACAGGTTAGCGGACTTGCGGACCACACCAGCTTGCTGCTGTTCTTGATCCATAATGGAAGCCAGCTTGGCGTTGCGTTCGCCAGTGAGCTGCATGGCAGTGCCGATGTCATTGCCGTCATAGGCATCCTTGATACCCTTCTCCAGCTTCTGGACTTCCTCTGAGGCAATGCCTCGTTGAGCCCACTTGGAGATGTCTTCATAGTACCTAGCGTGGGCAGCAGCCCAATCCTCAGCACTAGCAGACTCAGGTGTCTTATTAGCAGCCCTCAGGTACGTCTCAGGCGTAATCTCTCGGAACTCATTGGTATTCAATCCACCAACACGTTGTGCCAGGGATGAACCCAACGGGCTCGACAGTTCCTTATCGACATCCTTAAGAGCATCGGCGATAGACCTGAGTTGCGAATGAGCAACATGCTTTTCTACACCGGCAGGATCAGTCTCAGTAACCCTCTGGAGTTCATCAAAGGAAAGGTAAGCCTTAGCCTCCATCGTCTCATAGGCACTCTTAATAGTCCTATCGAGGTATTCCCTCTCGGTCTTATCAACAGTGGCGTCACGGAGTTCTAACAGAGACTTCTTCAACTGGCCTTCAGGGAGGTTCAGAAGGAGGTTCTTCGCTGCGGTCACGCCCTCAAGAACAAAGTCAGGAGTGTTCTCACGAGGTCTACCGGACTCAGCCAGGGTCTTAATAGCGTCGAGGACTTCATTCCCACTAGGAGCATCACCAACAGGTTTGACCTCAGCGGTAGCAGGTTTAGCCTCAGGATTAGGAACACCATTGGCTTTCTCCTCCATAACCTTGAGGAGTTCATCCTTGGCGATACCCGGTTCTTCCTTTGTCGCACCACGTGCAGCCGCCTGGACCTCCTTACGAAGACCAATGGTTGCAGCAGTACCGCCAGCACCAAGAGCACCACCAACCGTAGCGCCCAACACAGTGGACAATGCGGCTTCACCGATGTGGATACCGTCTTGACCACCAGCATTTACCTTGGCCTGCTGGGTGATCAGGTTCGTGGTGGCTCCCTGGATGGCGCCATCAATGCCAACCTGAATGCCGTACCGGAGCATTTCCTTGAGTGCTTCCTTGGAGGCAAGCTTAGTGGCTTGACCACTGATAGCACCTAGGCCGAAGGACCCAAGTCCAACATAGGTGGTGGGATCAAGCGCAGCACCTTTGATGAACCGTCCAAAGCCACCCCAGGAGATACCAGTCTTATCATACATATCTATAAGGGTGAGGAACGCCTTCTTTTCCTCAGGTGACGCATCTTGAATACGCTTAGCGTCCACAGCCATGCGGGGAAGGTTGTAATTGAACCACCCCATTTGATCGAGGCCATACTCAGCAAGGTCCGCATCGGAACCCTGGAAGTCTAAGCCATTGTTCTTCTTATAGGTGATCCTAGAGGCATCAAGCCAATCCTTGTTCTTGTGTAACGTCTTAGGATCGAAACCGGCGTCACTAGGAATGGAAACAGGGGAACTAGCCCCCTGCTCACTTGGTAGTAATTCATCGGGAGTGCGAGGAACCTGATTGGCTACATCCTGTTGCTCCATTTGCTTAAACGCCTCAAGGAGATGTTCAGGAGACGTACCATCAGGTGCTTCCAACGTCTTACCATTGTATTCGTATGTAGCCATTAACCTCTCTTAGTTCCCAAACGGGGAGATAGCCTTAAACATGCTTCCGATGGAGTTAGTATCCACTGAGTGGACATGCTGTACCACCGGAGGCGGAGGCACTTCCGTATGTTGTTCCTCTTTCTTTTCCTTAGGTTTGCTACCATCGATATTAGGAACGACGATAGGCTTGCCATCAGGCGATAACTGTAGTTTAAACTGTGCCTTAGCAGGCTCAGCAGGCTTCGCTTTCGACTCTACCTTATAAGCATCCGCCTCAGGGTTCTTACTCGATTCCGTAACCAGTTTCTGCATGAGGTTCAGGTGTTCGATGGTGGCCTTAATAGACTCATCAACAATCTGTTTCTCTTGCTGACCAGTAGGTAGCGCCGGTAGCGCCCTAAGGTGGCTAAGGATTTCATTCTGGAAGAACGTCTTGGCTGCACCGGAGTAGTTGGCACCAACCAGCTTGCCCAACGGACTGGACACAGGGTTCTTGTTGATCGCATCAATGAACGGCTTAACCTTGGCATCGTAGCTGTCGGTAACCTGCTGGCTATTCACGATGTTAGCCACTGTGAGGGTGTTCCTGAGGTCTTCCGAGAGCTTAGCCTTCTCAGTCGAGTTGATGTTCGGGTTCCACCTAATGAGTTCCCTGAGGGTTTTCTCATCGGGCGTAGTACCTTTCAACGACGGGTCAACACGTTCCCACTGTCCATCAATCACGGACTTCTGGATGTCATTCATCATGTTGTCCTTGTTGAGCTTGGACTCCATGGGACTGACACGAGCGTTAATCTCTCGCTGCTGTAGGAAGTATTGGAATGCCTCGTGGTTTACCTTGCCATCAGGGCCATAGGCATCCTGGACGGACAGTGGCTGACCATTCGCCATCTTGGTGTCGATGTTCGTGATCAGCCCGTCTTTAATCGCCTCCTGGGCTTCCTTGGCCTTACGGGCATCTTCAGCCAGATCGTGGACCTTGAGAGCAGCAATGTGCTGAGCGGCCTGCGAATAGGCGTGCTTCTGTTCGGCATTGAGGAGGTGCTGTGGGAACGCCTGGAGATACCTCTGGTCCTTCAGATCGAGAGCCTTCTGCATGAACGTCTGGGCAGCAGCATCCTTAAGCTGGGCTTTCAACCAAGGCGTGGTAGCACCAACCTCAGCATCCGACTTAGCGAAGGAGTCAAGCATACGCTGAGCATCCCAAGGGACATCAGGTCCAGCAATCTGTGCCTTAGGTGAACCAAAGGGTATATCAGCCGGATTAGCATTGGGATTACCTGACGGTACAGGAACAGTGCCACCAGCAGACGCTACCTTGTAGGGTTCCTTAGGGAGCAACGCTTGTCCGAACGAGGACGCATCATTGGTGACACCAAGGAACTTCAACCCCTCCTGCCACTTGTCTCCCCGAAGCATACGCTTAACGAGTTCATCGCCCTCGCCAGTCTTAAACGCCCCAGGGTTGATAGCCTTGTAGGCATTCCTAACGTCTTGCTCTAGGTTACCTGTAGCCTTGAACCCACGGTCCCTAAGGAACTGCTCGGCGGCTACCATCTGTTGAGCAAATGGCGTGCTTCTGTTGACCTTGTAGTGCTGTTGTTCCCATGGGCCAAACTGGATCAGACCTTCATAGAGGTTGTCTTTACCACCTTTGGCATTCGGGTTGTGAGCACTCTCTAGTGCAAGGATAGCAGACAGACCACGAGGGTCCATATTGAGATTACTAGCAGTCTGAACAACAGTCTGAGCATCAGCACGGTTAGGTGCATACACTGGGTTATAATTACCAGATGTCGAGTTTACCCACTCAGTCTTCTTTGCATCGAGGATGGTTTGGTTCCACCCTTGGATACGTTGACTGTTCGCCTGACTGATCAGCCCAGACAACCCCTGCTCTACCGACTGCATGTAACCGGCAGAGTAGAACGGAACATTACCCGCTTGCTGGAGTGCCTTCTGGCGCTGCTCCTTCATCCAGGCTTGGGCTTGCTCAGGAGACTGTAGAACATTGGGCGGAACCGCCGCCGCCAGACCATCGACGAACTTCTGTCCTTCAAGCTGCCCGTAGCTCTGGCTCACCATAGATCGAGTAGCCGGATGGAGCGGAGACAGGATGTTATTCACTGTGCTGTCGTCCCAACCACCACCCTTGGACGCCATAGCGTTTGAAACCTGGCTCACATAGAGCTGGTGGTTTCGCTTCTCGTCGTCCTCAGCCTTACCCTGTTGCTCTGCATTGATGCTATACAGTAGTTTACCTACGTGCATCATGGAGTCGCCAAGGGCAGGATCAGCCTGTTGAGGAACAGCAGCCCTTGCGTAAGTATCTCGTGTCTGTAGACGTGACCCCCGTTCAGGGATAAGGGACACATCCTGCTGGTCAGGGATTACGATCAATATTGTTTATCCTTAGGTACTGAAGTAGTTGGCAGACTTAGCAGCCTCCAAACCTTCTCCAGCTAGGTTGATACCCAAGGCCAAAGCACTAGGTGCCGCCTTAGGAGTCATTGAATTAGCTCTACCTTTAGCTTGAGCCTCAATTGAACTCACAGTGGACTCATAGGAATTACGTTGGTCTTCCTGTTTCGTCTTGATGTTGTCGAGGTTCATAGCCGTCTTCTGCGCCTCAGCGGCCAGGATGGACCCCACTGAGATGGACGATCCGTCGAACCCGGCAGCTCCTGCGGACGCAATGGCGGTACCCTGGGCTTGGCGCCCTTGCATAACGGCCTTGTAGCCCTGCTGCTGGAGTTCCCGCATGTTGTACGTATATTTCTTGCCTTCGTCCCCATAGGCTTGAGCAGCCGCTACAGAGGCATCGAGGGCGTTCTTTCGGGCTGCCGTGTTGTAAGCGGAGTTGGCGGCGGCTTGGGTAGCAAAGTTGGTGAGTGTGCCAGCCGCCTGAATAGCCAACCCTCCTAGTGCCAGTGGCGTACACATTATGTTGTTCCTTTTAAACGAGCGAACTCGTAGAAATGATTGCCAGGGGTTAGTTCCACCTTATTGATGAACTTGAAACCCAACCACTTGAGCCACCTGTGGTGAACCACGTTGTCAACATGCGTCCAGTTCCCTAAACAGTCGTAGTCATCATATAGCTGTACCAGCAACTGCTTAGCGTCATGAATGAGTGTCTTCGTGTGGTCAACCATATGAGGTGTACCTGTTAGCCACGCTAACCCGAACCTATTACCAGCCGGTACCACACCGCCTATACCACAAGGGGTTCCCGTTTGGGTGACCATGGTATAACATGGGATGGAGTGCTTTAGACCGTGCATGAGGGCGTCGCTAGGTGTATGGCCTAGTGCTGTACACTCTACTACGTCCTCACGCCTCAGTTTGTCGCTTAGGTACTCAACATCCTCTATAACAGAGGGTCTGATCACAGGCGCTTAGCCTTCGGTGAATAGAAGCCATACCACTCGGCTGAACCAAAGGATGAATTGAAAGGTCCATCGTTGATCAGCGTGAGCGAGACATCAGTGTTCGGCCCGGCGAGCGCCACTCGGAACACACCCGTATAGCTCTGGGTTTCCCCGATCTTCACCTTAGGGTCATTCTGGATGTTAGCGTCGAACACCTTGGTCCACGGCTGTCTACCAGACAGGTTGAGCACAGCTTTGAAGTAGGTGGCGTTGCTATAGGCGAGGTTCAGGTACCTCATCACATATCTACCATCCATGCTTATAACGTCACCGCTACCCTTGGGTATCCTGATGTAAGGCTGAGTGAACTCAAAGGTAAACGTATAGGTGATACCTACGTAAACCTCCCTACTCCGCATGTCCCCTGGAACGGAAACAGTTGAGTTATTCACTTTGGTGACTTCGGACACAATGTTCGTCTCAGTATCAGAACTGGAGATAACCTTGACTTCCTCAGTGGTCGAATACGGTAGACCAATGGTGCTCACATCACTCGCTGGATCATAGGTAATCCAGATTTGTGAATTGGTGAGAAGCCGGTCAAGCAAGATGTACGACCCTGATGTTTCATCATAGGTAATCTCATCACACTTGATACGTTCCATGCACAATCCATCACTACGTTGGATCAACAGGTAGAGATAGTTGTTAGAGAACTTGCCCCAATGGATTTTAGAGCAATCCGGGAAAACCCACTTACCCCAGGAGTTCTGAATTTTCTTGTCACCAGACCAGTAGTACTTATAGAGGTACAAGATGCTCGGGTCATTCTTACTGTGAACTGCCACGGCATTAACACGAGGGGAACCAGTGAAGAACGTGATACCCTGAGGCATGAACCTAGGTACCGGATCGCTTACCTCCTGTGCATCATCCTGTTGGACATACATCTTAGGGAAGTACTCGAACATCTTAGCGTACTGGTAGCTGTACCTGTCATCCATGAAGTACACTGAGCCACCCATATTGATTGGCTTAATGTGTGATGCACAGTTGAACGAGGTGGTGAACTGGATTTGGATTGTCTTAGGCCCGACATAGTTCATGTACTGCAAGTGGTGCTGCGACCTATCCGCCATAATGAGCAAGTCTTTGTTGAACGGAATGGCGTGCCTGACGCTATCGTCATTGGCTGTAGCAGCTAGAACACTGAAGTCCAGCGGGTCGTTATCCATTAGTGTGGCAATTGTGTTCCTGAAGAAGTTCTCAAACTTGTTGGCTTCCGAGAGGATCACATTGGTGTTGCTGAGGAGGCCGAGCCTGTTGGTGTACAGGAATATGTCATTCAGGTTGCTTCCCACAAAGGATGGCTGAGGGTTCGACGTGATGTCCCCCGCTAGGCGTTCCTGCCAGGAGCTTTCCTTGAACGTAAACGAGCCGTCCGCATTGCGAACCAACAGGTGGGGCATGGACCACGCATTGAGGCGTCCGCCCTGGTTCCACCCTGCCGTTTCCACCCAGATACCGTTGTGGTAGACCACATAATAGTCGTCACCATGGGTCTTAACATCACCCTTCACCTTCACAAGCCGACCCTCGATTTCCTTAGGAGGCAGATCAGAGAAGGACGAGATTGAGTCCCTATAGACCTTCATAGCGGTGTCACCATTGGTTGACCTTGCGTCTACAGTGTCACTAGCGGACAACCCTGAGATTGAAATGGTCGAACCATTCGCAACCGCAGTGACACCAGAAGTGGTCAACCCTGCAACCAGTTGCTCCGCAATCCTAGAAGTACCTGGGACAGACGTGTCCGCAGACGTGCCAGTAGGAGTTATGATCGACACCTTACTCACACCATTGATATAGATTGAGTAATAAGAGTTGGCTACAGACTGCTTAACTACAACGGTAGCGATATTGGTAGCGGGAACTCGTGTACCACCATTGGGGATCGGTTCATAACCTTGGGTGGAAGAAACCGTGACTTCCCTATTCAGAATGAAGGTGGTGTCTTGGATCGTCAGGAACCGAAAGGCGGTAACCGGATCGCTCGCCCCAAGGTAATCCTTGTTGACATCAAAGTGGACGGTCTTCTCGTTTCCTTGGAGGTCGAACACCTTGAGGTTACCATCATAGATAACCACTAGGTACTGGTATTGCGCGTCTCTGTCGATGATATGACCAACAGCAGAGGTGCTAACATTAAAGTTTAGCTTAGCTAGATGCTCAGTTGGCATCCTCTTGTTTAGCCCTGTGATCACCGAGGGCCACGCATTTTCCATCTTCTCAGCCGATGTCGGCAGACGCATAGACGGGGGTTGCTGTGAAACTCCAGTGATCAGGTTGGGCACCGGAACACAAGTCAGCATTTGTTACAGATAATTGCCTCTGTTGAAGCCAGCACGTTGCATAGCCCCAAGTACGGACCAGTTGTCACGCACCATGTTATAATCAGCCACTTCCATCTCTGCCCTGACGAGTTCTATCCAGGCGTCAGTCATGTTCTTTTCGAGCATCTTATCGAGGGTGTCAGAACTCAGCATACGCTTCTGGAACGTAGCAGCAGAGGAATAGGCAATGAATAGTCGCGCCGTGTTAGGCAGTTCATCCCACTCCAAGAGCACATAGATTTCAATCTGGATGGGATTATTGAAAACGTAAGTGTTATTCGTCCGGTCAAACAGTCTCAAACCACGTTGAACAACGTCTACGTTCTTGTCGTATCCTGTGGTGTCCACGCGGGAGGTATTAGCCGGAAGATTGATAAACCCATTACTATCGGGTGAAAGAGTGTGAAGCTCTCTGTTCCAGTGCCAACCTTTATCCATAACACGACGTGTAGTCTCATTAAGGATGTCCATGGCAATCTGAGCGTCAACACCACCGGATTCGATGTCGTTCACCGAGGGTTCACCTTGTCCGCTGAGCACGATGTTTACCGCCTCAAGCTGAGTCAAAGGTCCAAAGGTCAAATGATTAAACTCAGGCACTGCCTATTGGCAGGCAAAGGGAGCAAAAAAGGGGAAGCACCACCGTAGTGATACCTCCCCTTTGATTGTTAGGTCTTCTTGATTTCGTACAGCGCCTCAGGACGCAGCACACCGTGACCAACGGCCATCTTCGACACCATGAGCGTACCCTGGCGGCGAATGTCGTACTGCATCTCAGACGAGAGGTCCAAGAGCTTCACGGTACCAAGCGCCTCCGGGGTCATACACAGGACGAGGGTCTTAGACGCATCCACAGTGTACTTGGAGTTGTAGTCCGGGTACGTGCCGGTCGCCGCAGTGTGATCCAGGGACAGGTTCGGAGACTTCACCAGCTTGAAGCCAGCGATCTCATAGAGCTTACCCTTGGAGTAGTCACCGTTGCCCTCGTTGAAGAACTTGTTGAGCAACTTATCGTTGGTAACGAGGTTCCAGTAAACGTCAGGCGACACAACGGCGTAGCGGTCCTGATCCGGCAGGAAGTTCTTATCGAACTGCGCAGCGGCGGTATACAGGGCGTCAACGATGTTCTGCACCGTGGGAGACGCACCGATAGCCGTGGAGACAGCATTCTGCTGACCAACAGCACCAACACCCAGACCACCAGCACCAGTGTCACGAGCAGCCTTAACAGCCAGGGACAACAGGTTGCGGTCATAGGTCTGAGCCAGGGCCTGACCCATGCGCTTCGAGTACTCCGAGCGGACCTCAAAGTGGGTCATCGCTTCGTCGATGCGGGAGATAAAGGTGTCCGCAATGAGCAGATCATCGATGGTGATGACCTTCTCGTCCTGCTGGATGATGTCACCAGTGATCTCAGTGCCGGGCGTATGGTAGGACGCCTTGGTACGACCAATAGCGGGGAACTGAGCCGACTTACCGGAAGTGATGTTTCGGACGCGAACCTTGTCCTTCATCACAGTGTTAGCGTCGTAGACCGTCAGGACTTCACCAGAGAAGACCTTCAGGAAAAGCTGTCGGGTATCACCAGCGCCGAGCTGCTGGCCGATACGAGACGGAGAAGCATTAGCCATTTTAAAGATAATTTCCAAACAAGGGTAATATAATCCCTTGCGTAATCATTATGGGTTTTGGTTTGTGTGTTTGCCTTGCTCTTAAATGGGTTATCCTTGTGGCTCTCCCTCAGGAGCTACCAGTTGGGCCTATTAGTGCTTAGCGCGGTTGTAATGCACAGAGGTAATGTGGAGGTTTCGACGGCTGTTATTCCTAGGATTACCATCACTGTGGTCCACGTCTTTACCTTTTAGTGCAGCCTTACCGTGTTCTTTGATCATGAGCCGCCTCGCCCTGTTACGGGAAGCACGAGCTTTCTTTTGCTCAGGCGAGGACTCATACTTGGTATCGTAGCTATAGTCTCTCGCCATGATCTTTAGAAGATGTCGGAGCGAGCGAGTTTAGCCTCGACCTTAGCTCTGAACGCAGGGTCCTTCTGGTACCGGGGATCACCCATGTCCTTCTGGAGTTGCGCAATAGATTCATACCGGGTGTTGTCACCACGAGGGGTTTTGCCTTCCACGACGTTCGACGGCTCCACACCGTAGTTAGCCGTGTAGCGCGCCTGGAGGCCCTTCACCGCAAGCAGCGTTGCATTCATGTCAGGACCGTTGACGGCTTTGTTGAACGCCTCGACCTCAGCCTTGGTGTAGTTCTGCGCCGCCCAGGTGAGCATGTCGTTGTACTTCGCTTCGCCGCCTACCGTGCTAAACACAGTCTGGCGCTGGGCTTCCACAACGGCCTTCTGGCCTTCAATGAACTGATCCACGAGGCTGCGCGGGATGTTAGCCTTTTCGAGGGCTTCATAGTCCTCAGCCGGGAGTTCACCCTTTTCCCAATAGCGCGCCGCCATGTCATCAAAGTTCAGACCGGCATTCTCGACAACTTCCTCAACCGTGGGCTCAGGTTCACCCTGTTCCTTCTCAGTACTTTCGGAAGGCAGTTCACTGGTCTTACCAAGCTTGGATTCAAGCTCAGCATAGGACGCAGCTAGTTCTTCGACACTCTTGAACTTTTCAGGGAGCCAAGCCGGTCGCTCACTCTGGGGAGCACTCTGGCTTTGAGCGGTGTCATCCACATTGGCCGGGTCAATACCCATGGCCTTAGCCGTTTCCTCCAGGGTCGGCTCAGTGGTGGTATTCTGAATGGTTACGGTTTCGAGATTACTCATTGCGTGGGTTGTTGTCCTTGGTTAGCAGCCATCATATGATCACTAATGGCTTTCACAGCGTTTGGTGCGGCTTTACTAGCGATGTCGCCTAGTTGCTGCTGCTGCATCATCTGTTGTTGTTCCTGTTGAACTTGTTGTGGGTCTTTCACCAATCCACCCATGTCAATCATGAGGGAGGTTCCCCATCGGGTAATCAAGTCAGGAATATTGATATATGAAAGAGCCTGAGGTCCAAACTGTTGCAGACCCTGCATGAACATCTGGAGTTTGTTGAGGTCATGCCCACGGCCAAGAGCCGCTAGACCAGTGACGATCACAGGTTTGACCACATCCTTAGGGAGGTCAGGCAATCGCTTCGCCTTCTGCATACGGTCCATGACGCGCATGATGAGGGGAAGCTGGAACTCCTGGGCGAGGATCGAGTAGACGCCACCAAGGGCATCCTCAAGCTCACCGGCCATGTATCGGATTTCCTCAGCGGTTACACGCTCGCCATTCCGTTGGATGGCCGAGGACAGCAGGAAGGCATAGCTCAGGCGTTCAGTGATGGTTTTGACTGCCTCGTAGGCAATCTTCATATCAGCCTGTTTCTCCGATTGGAGACAGTGAACATCATCCTTGTGACCAACAATGGCATCGCCAGATTCAGACTCAGTGATGTCCTTAGCGCGGGTCACACCATTAGGTGATACCAACCAGATGATCTTAGAAGCGGAAGCAGCGGCCTCAACCATTGCCTTACTCAGGGCTTCCAAGGCGATCAGATCACCGATGTATTCCTCAACATAGGAACGACCATAGTCCTCACCCTCAACAGCCGTCCACCTCAGGCAGAGAATAGGAGGCTTCTCCAAGGGCCAGGAACCACGAGAACCAGGGACTTCCTCACCTAGAACCTCTTGGTACATATGCCATCGATTGTCTTCACCACGGTAAAACCTAGTGTAGACCTCGACCTCATCATCCTTATCCGGCTTGGTTTCCTCTCCCTCTTGCATATCCTCTAGGCGATCAATGGCCTTGTTATCGAGGGCGTCAGCATTGACCACTTCCTTGATGATGACCTCTAGGAGGTTACCTTTGGGATCACGGACAGCCACATAGTTATCGAGGCCGAACACTCGTGTTCCCGTCTTAGGAGGGAGGTACAGCAGTGCATTACCACCGATGATCAAGTGCTTAAGGGTCTGGAAGATAGGCGCCCTCATGCCAGTACCTTCGATTTCGTCGGTAACAGCACGTTCGATCTTGCCTAACCCATCCTCTACCTGGGACCGCACAGTGTCATTACCAGCGATCTTCTGGAGGGTGAAGGAGTCAACCTGTAGTCTAAAGCAAGGGCTATTCGGCGGTAGCAGGGCGAGCAGGAGTTTAGAAGCCAGGTTATTCACACCTCTGGCACCGATGCCTTGCCACGGCGTATAGTACTTCGTGGTCTTGTTATGACCCAGCGGAGGGATCAACGTAGGGATTGTCAGTTCTGAACACTGTCTGGCCCTTTGCAAGAAGACAAATCGGTCTGGTTCTAGGTGCTCATACCGTGCTTTACACGTAAATGAGCGGTTCTCCATTACATGCTAATTCCGAGTCCCGTACCTGTAGAACCAGAGGAACCACCAGCTTCAATACCAAGCCCACGAGAGGTCTTGTACTTACTGGCACCACTAGCAGCCGCCGCAAGAGCAGCAGCATCAGTTTGGGAGTTAGGGGTTTCAGGGGCGGCCTGATCCAGCACATCCGGGGGAGGCGGTGGAGTAGCCGGGGATTGAATAGTTGGCGTTGAATAGCCGAAGCACATTATTTCGAGTCTCCAAGCAGTGCTTGTTTACACTGTTCTTCATAGATGCGGCGCAAGTGCCGTACAACACCGACTGCACCACGTTTTGACCAGATTTCCCGATCACTCCAAGAAAGCTCTGGTGATACATCCGGGTACATTCTGGAAATGTAATCGATGAGTTCTTTGGTTATGAATGGAATCTTTTCCAATCAGCGTACCTTCTAGTGTGGGTGGAAATGTAAAACCGAAGGAAAACCGGGGGTTTTACGCCCCGGCTTCCAAGTGACTACCTTTCGAGGTAAACGGACGATTGCCGCAAGTTATTCAAAGGAAGAACCCTGGCTTCGTCAGGCACTGCCATGCGGCCACACAAAGACCACCTACGCCGATCCCCATAAAGAACACAGGGATCAACCAGAGGTAATCAGATGCCACAGGACCCGCCTTTGCCACCGATCTCGCAAATGTCGTGAGCAACCTCTTGGAACTCCTCGCCTACGGCAGACTTCGCCTCAAGGTAAGGAATGGAGGTCAAGGGCTGGCCACCACGAGCACCGTCAGGATAGCAAGTGAAACCTCGAAGGCGATGAGCATAGCGAGCGAGAGTATCAGCGAAAGGCTTAACAGTGTCAGGGTTATTGTCTTCACTGCCCCAAGCAGGAAGGTTAATAGTGGAGCTAATTGATTGGTCCACATAGTCTTGAATGTCAGCCTGGAACTTGATGCGTCGCTCATAGTCTTTACTCAGGTCGATAGCCGACTCGATGCTTTCAGGGTCTGTACCGTAGAGGTCAATCAGTTCCTGAGCAGCCGAGTCAACTACGTATTGGTAATGCCACTGGGTTCCCTTGAGGTATCTCCGCTTGTAAGCCACAGCGAACAGAGGCTCGATACCAGTTGTAGTGCCAGCAAGAATGCCAATAGTCCCTGTAGGAGCGATGGCTCGACGTGCAACAGGACGACTAATTCCAAGGTGGTCAGCAAACCACAGAGCAGTAACGTCCGACACACCCTTCCAAACAGCGAGCCACTGATGAAGCTCTGGAGTGACAACATAGCTTGACTTACGCTTGATGAGCCATTCGTGAATGCCCATAAGCCCAAGACCAAGACGGCGATTTTTCTCACGAGTTTTATAGACCTTTTCGTAAGGCAGTTGAGCCTTCAGGGTGCCACAGACGAGGAACTGAGTAGCCAACTCAACAATAGCTGCAAACTCAGTAATGCTATCGATACGACCGAGGTTAAGTGACCCAAGATTACAGACATCGGAGTCCGTATCAGAAGTAACTTCGGTACACGCATTGCGACCAGTTTCTTTCTCCTTATCGAAGAAGTTGAATGAAAACCCAGGCTCAGCCGTGCGGAGCGCCTGTTCAACATTCTGGAGGAACACCGGGTCCAGCTCACCCGTCTTCATGTAGTTCAACAACCATTCAGTATCGTAGTTGACACTGATGTTAGTCATGTCGAGAGGCGCCGGGAAATTGAAGTCCTGCTGCTTGAGGTCCCAATAGGTAAGGCCAGTGGTTCCAACAGGCATGTTGTGCCAGTCCTTACTCACGAGGAACTTATGGATGTCCCCATGCTTCCAATTGAGTGAGGCATAGATGGCAGACCGTCGAGAACCACCCTGCATAACATTGCGGCCAATCTCGTTGATCATGTGCATCTTCGGGATAGGGCCTGAGGCGGTACCACCAGTACGACCAAGGTACGAACCAGAGGGTCGATACACAGTGTAGTCGTTACCGATACCACCACCCGTCATAAGGGCCGACTCTGCCTTCCACGAGGTATCCGCCCAATCTTCTCGGGTGTCCTCCTGGGACAGCAGGATGTAGCAGTTGTTGTAGAACCGAGCTTTGCGACCAGCGTAGTACAGATAGCGACCACCAGGGATGAACTTCATCTCAGCGATGTACTGCGTGAGTTGGTCCCTATCGGACTTACTCATGTGTTCAGAACAGACATCCTCAACGAGAACACGAGCTAGATCAGCCCAGGTTTCACAGCCTTCGTGTGCATATTTCTGCTTGAAGATCGTTTCAGCGAACTGGCTGCGGAACATAGGGTTTTCATTGGAACGCCAGATGCTCAACGGTTATCACCATCTCCTTTCAGCACTCCGCGCACAGCCCGGTCACCCAGCTTGTTCAGGTTCATGTTGGCGATCTGTTCCAGGGTGTAGCCAATGTCAGCAGCCCCGGCAGCGATGTACCAGAGGACATCACCAAGCTCCTTAGCGAGGTCAGGACGGTCGAGGGCTTTGTCACCCCGGAGGGATTTACCGACCTTCTCAGCCACTTCACCAGCCTCGCCAGCGAGCTTGAGAGCCGGGTAGATAATCTTGTATTCTTTCGGATAGACAGCCGTCTTAAGGGCGGCATCCTGATATTCGTTAAGTTCCACTTATTTCCCTTCTTGTTCTTTGATGAGTTGATCGATGTACCACCGGGCCTTCTTCAGGTCTTCCAAGTGTTTGCCTTTGTGCGGAGCCCTGACCACATACTTGACTACATTGCCCTCAGCGAATGAGAGGTCCCAGGCTTTGATGAAGTCAAACACTTCGATCTTACCGAGGGTGTAGTGCGATGGGTTGTTCACCTTGTCTTCGTTGTGTTCTTTCTCGAAGCGTGACCTGAGGTAGAATGCTCGGTTACCCTTGTCGTTCACGACCTCTATGTGCGAAGCATCCTCGTAACACACTTCGTAGACACGACCTTTAGTAACTCCGTTGCAAGCTGAGTCATCAATACATTTTACTTTGGAACCCAAAGCTTGACCTCCTGTCGTTCCTGATCCCAATCATCCCACTGAAGGATACGGGCTAACCGTGCCTGTTTCAGTGCATCCTCTTCGGTAAGTTGTGCCTTTTCGTAAGCATCGAGAACACAGGGCCACCAGAAGCCTACGGAGGGTTCCTCAGCCTCTTTCAAGATGCGCTCTGCCTTCACCTTGCCGATCCCCGGACACCCGGCGTAGCCGTCCACAGGGTCACCAGTGAGGGTCTGCATCATGTGCCACCAATCGCCCTCAGCCTTTGTGACCTCGATGACCTTCTCACCGTCCCAGTGCTTTCCGGGGATTTGCCGCAGGTCCTTATCCGCAGACATGATGATTGCATCGTTCCCCGGCTTGGTAGCCAAGATGCCGAGCACGTCGTCAGCCTCAAGGTTCGGCTTGGTGATAGTGGTATAGGTTTCGGTGACCCACTTCCTGAACGCAGAGAACGCCATAGGCTTGCGTTGGGCCTTACGATTGGCCTTGTAGGTGGGGTCTATGTCTTTACGAAAGTTGTGTGGATGGGTAAGGCACAGGTACGGCACAGTGTTAGGCAGTTTCTGTGCTATGTCATCCATCATCTCGACCATAGCACCCTGGGCATCCCTAAGGTCTACCCACAGGCACCACAGATCGTCTTCCCATTGGACTTCCTTTTCGGCACTGGTTAGCGCCTTGTAAACTAGGATGTCCCCATCAATTAGTAGTAACAATTTGCTCCTTGGATGTGAACAGAGGATCGCCAGTGAACCTAGCCTCTACCTCTGCATAACCCCCTATTAGTTGACCATTCTTGTAGACTTGTGGAACCGTGGTAAGACCGTTGGCGATCATGAAGTTCCGCAACTGAGGATTAGCCTCGATGCTGAGGTAGCTGTATTCCACCCCTTCACCCTCAAGCAGCGCAATAGCTTTATCGCACCACTTACACGAGGCTTTACCGAGGATTACCCATTTATCCATTGTAGCCATAGTCCCATTCATCACAGAGAAAACAGATGCAGTCCCATTCTTTATCAGTGATTTCACGTCCAACAGGACAGCTAATCACTCCAGTGCGCTGGATGACGTAACCGTGTTCCTCAAGGAACCGCATAGGTCCTCCATCATCGATTTCATCCCCGAAGTAGGTTTGCATCTTCGAACGAAGTTCATCACTTGCTTGAGGCATTTCAGAAGTACCAGAACTTCACATAGTGGTAAGCATCGATGATTACCTTGATTGCCGCTAGAGCACCAGCAGTGAGGATCAGTATTGCACACCCTGTCATATAGAGTTCAACCATTGGTCAGAGCCTTCCAACTCACAGGGAACAACGGCTCGATGATCCGGCCCACTTCCTTAGCCAAGTCTTGAACCTCTTTCTGTGCGTGAGGGTCAGTCCGCTTGTTGTAGAAGTTGGCGAACGAGTAGAGATTACCAGTCCAAACCCAGTTTACCTCACAGCCTTGCGGAAGGACAAACCGTGCTTGCTCAGGGCAGACACCAGCTTCAATCATTTCCTCGTAGAGGGACAGAGAATAGTTGATGGCAGACTGGTACTCATTGCGCCAGTACTGTTGATGCTCAACGGGTCCAGCACTTCCCTGTTTTGCATTACCCTCAGGCTTACTACGCCACACATCCGGGTAATACACCTGAGGAGTGCTCTTGATGTACCGCCTGCTCTCCTCGTTCTCCACTAGGCCCTGCTTATGTTTGAAGCATTGAGTGCGGATTGGCACCGGGGCCTGCATTCGGAGGGAGATCGCAGTATGTGCGAAGGGTGTCCAATGGTTATGCTTCGCAAGGAACTGGATGAGCTTGGTATCTTTTTCGGATAGCCTATCGTAACACCCTCCCCAATCATAAGGATCATCCGGGTCAGGCTCCACGTGAACAGTCTCCCAGGTACTCGTCTTATCGAAGCTCACACGAGCAGCATTCACAACACTGAGGTCATCCCCCATATAGTTGATCAGTTCAGCCTTCAAATATAGTCACCTTTTTCACTTCAAGAGGATGCTCTTGGTAGAACTTTATGTGCTTAGTCAAGCGCGTAGCCTCGTTCTCAGCACGGTTGCGGTATCGGAACAAAGTGTTAGAAGCCGGTTCCGCTGTCTTTGGCTGCCAGATAATGAACCCAACAGTAGGATAAGTTGCGGATCGCTCGCTCAAGTTCTTTTCCTTCTTTGTTTCCTTGGTTTAACCTGTTTGAACACCCTGTGGTAAACCTCTCTTACCTTGTCTAACTCAGGGTGATCGTGTATCCACTGCCCGGTATCCGGGTGAAACTTATCTCGCCACCAGTCATCGAGACGACCAGTGGTTATAGATAGGTCAACTTGTTGGGATAGCTTGTCGAACTCATGGTCCGACATTATGGACTCGTTTTCGAACTCATAGGCGTAAGCGGCAATGGTAAGCCTTATGCGACGCCTGCGTTCGATCTCCTCATGGGATAAGGTGAGGAAGTCCACGGAGTGAATTAGCGTAGTCCAGAGCTTCGTTCAGGTCGTCAAACCTTTTGATATGCTCCCAGCCAAACCACCGCTTCTCATAAACACCGTACTTATACCAGACTGAACCAAAGGTCACATATCCAGTGTCAACCTTGACTTTCTTCAACCGTGTTTTTCCTCTTTCAACCAAGCTTCAATCCACAGCTTACACAAGCTGCTACGCACGATGTCATCCACAGTGAACTCCACAATCGGAATGGGGAGCATATAGCGTTTGACCATATGAATGGCCTTAGCCAACCCAGAGGTTTCCCTGAGGTCTGACTGTTGGATGTCACCATTGATGACCACCTTGCAGTTCTCCCCTACCCGAGTGAGGAACATCTTCATCTCGGTTGGACTGGTGTTCTGCGCCTCATCGAGGAGCACGAAGGCATCCTCAAAGGAGCGGCCACGCATCGTCTCAAAGGGCGTGACCTCGATGTTTCCATTTCGGACAGCCGTGTCGAACACCCCAGGGCCGAGCCGTTTGGTGAGCACGTCGATCACCGGCGCCATCCAGGGAGCCATCTTCTCATTCAAGTCACCAGGGAAGAACCCGATTGATTTACCGGCTGCGACATTAGGTCGAGTAAGGATGATCTTGTTGATCTTACCCGAGTCGTACATATCCGCAGCCATGGTGCTCGCAATGAAGGTCTTACCCGTGCCAGCAGGCCCAAGGACAATCACTTGGTCAGCCGACTGGATAGCACTGATGTACTCCTTCTGGATGTACGTTAGAGGTCGAAGCGGAGGCTTACTTTCCTGTTGGAACTTCTGGTTACGCTTCCTGCTGCTCACCTATAGTCATCCTCATAGACATCAAAGATGCACTCCCAGATGAACTGCTTGAGGGTTTCCCACCAGCTCATCCTTAGATGTTCTCCAGCTCGTTCCAGGCATCATCCGGGTCAACGATGGCGATACATGCGATGATAGTGAGGATACCCAGGATGGTCAGGCGATAGCCGATGCCGATCACGAGGTTGTTGATGAAGTCCTTGATTTCTTCCCAGAGGTATTCGTAAAAGTCCATTAGTCGTTCTCCTTCTTGAACTTGAGCATGTATTCGCACTGGTTTGTCCTGAAGCCAGCATTAGTGCAGTCCCGCATCTCACCAGTGTTCTGATGGATGAATTGCGAGCTATAACTGCACGCCCACATAAACAGTGCCACACAAAGGATAAACACCACTACAGCCGTCTTCATCAATGACACTCCTTCCAGTTATTACCAATCTTGTATTCCCCGGTCAGAGGAACCTTGATGTTGAAGTAATTACCTGCCCTTACGATACACTCGACGGCAAGCTTACCAAGTTCCTCAGCTATGTCGGGGTCAGCCTCAAACTGAAGCTCATCGTGAACCCATGCCACTTGTTGACACTTGTTCTCCCATCCGCGCTCAGTGATTGCCCAATCAAGTTCAACCATCCATCGTTTACAGATGAGAGCACCAGCGGATTGCAGTAGTGTATTCAAGGCAGCATGGTCAGACCTGATGTGAAGCTTGCGTCCATCCAGGCCAAACAGGTATCCACGCTCACACGCTTGCTTCACCCCTTCGATCAGCTTCTCTAAGCCGGGGGTTTTCTTAGTGAACTCACGTTTGAGCTTGTTGCCTGCACTCTTGAAGTCATCTTCGTTAGGAGCTTCGTTCCCTTTGAAGAACTTCTTGAGGAGGTTGTTGTAGACGAGGTTTCTAGCCTTGAGCTTCAAGATGATGTCGAAGATGGTCATACCGATCTTCCACCCACCCGCTCCATAGAGGAACGCATAGATGAAGGTCTTAATACCGTCTCGATATAACTTGTGCTCCGGGTGGTTGTGCTCGTCTCGTTCGGAGGTTACGCCTAGGGCTGCCTGGGTGTTAGCCCAGTGTACATCCCCATCACACACGATACGTCCATAGGAACCTCCATCCCAACGTGCGAGGAAGTGGGAGAGGCACCGTAGCTCCAGGCCCGACACGTCGATGCCCACCTGTACTCGGCCAAATGATGGTCGAAACAAAGCGCGGCACTCAGCACCATAAGGAGCACCAACAGCAGGGGTCTGGGCAACATTAGGATTACGATGAGTAGCACGGCCAGTAACGGCACCATTAGTGATTACCTCTCCGTATATTCTACCGTTGCGTACTAATTTGAGCCAGGCGTTCTCCCCATCTACAACCATGCCTAGCCGCTTCTGGACGAGGAAGTACTCATTCAGGAGCTTAGCCTCAGGCCACTCCAACTTGCCGAGCACTGTTTCATCGATCTTAGGTTGACCAGATTCAGTGAACTCAGTGGGCTTCCAGTTGTATAGCCGCTTGAGCATATAGGCGATATGATGGCGTGACCCCGGGTTGAACACCGTGAGTCTTATCTTGGTGTAGGGAGCACCCTCCCATGTTCCAGGTATCTTAGTGCCATTGGTTGTACGCTTAGGTGTGACAACCTTGTCCGCTAGGTAGAACGGCTTGAAGGTCTGCTGTAGCTTTTCCTCCAGTTCCAACCTTCGGGATTGGAGGCGAGCGGCCAGTTGTTGAGCACCTTGTTCGTCAAAGGCAAACCCATAGCGTTCTTGCTTAGCGATGATGAACGCCACTTGGTGTTCGAGTTCCCAAGCCCTAGGATCAACCTTCTTTGATACAATCAGTATCCACAGCCTTACAGTGACCTCAACGTCTACCACGTTGTAAGCCAGCATCTCCTCAGAGAACTCATCCCACTCATCGAACTCAAGCTTGTTGTACCCGAGGCGATAGCCCCAGGCTTTCAGTGAGTGAGAACCAGTGAGCTTACCCTCGACCTTCTTAGCTCTTGCATCGAGTTCAGCTAGGTTCGGCCATATGAGACGTGAAAGGATGAGGGTGTCTACTACCTTCTCTCGGGAGATGGAGAACCAAGGGTAGAGCTTTTCTGCGAGTGGAAGGTCATAGCCAATGATGTTGTGACCAATGACCTGATCCGCTTGCATGAGAAGACGTAGACCCTGTTCTATCTCATGAGGTCTAAACCTACGGATTTCACCAGTGTCTACGTCTTTGGTAACTAGGCAGTGGATACGAGTTGCATCATTGAGAAGCCCATTGGCCTCACAGTCGAATGCAAGCCGTATAGGGTGTTACTCCGTAACCGGAGGCGCAACCTCAGGGTTGAACACCTCAACAACAGGAGATGCAACCTGTCGAGAAGCCTCCACCCTAAGGTAAGCTTCCTTCAAGATGGAAATGTTCTCCGGGGTTGCACCACCGAAGCCAACCTTGTTGAGCACTTCGATACAGAGTTCAGTGATTTCGTCGTCGTTCAATTATGCGGTTCCCTTTCCGTCACCCTTTTGTGGGGTGTACATACGTTCAGCGGCCCTGATCAGATCAGTCTTCCGCTGTTTGATTTCCCGGTAGTCACCCATAGGCACAACCTTGGATGACATCAGGTCGTCAAACCTCTTGTCGTTCTTGATTATCTCCTGGAACAGGACTGGTATCCTTTGCTTTGAAGAAGAAGCACACGTTGTCTTCATGGACCAACCTTTTCTTGGGATCATTGGATACGACTACTTGTGGAGGAAGAACAGCTTCACACACGCCATACTGTCCACGAGCATAGAAGCCATCACAGTTCTTGCAGCAAGGTACAACCTCTGCACAGGGATTACGCCTAGGTTGCTTAGCCACGGACCAACTCATATCGTGCATAGCGACGACCAGTGATCGGATGGTTCTTCCACTTGGTCTTAATTCCGTACCCATTCTTTCGGAGTTCCGAGATGTACTTAGTGAGAGAACCACCGGACATACCATAGTCATCCATGGCTTCACGAATGGAGATAGAACCAGTCCGATTCATATGCTGTAGAACAGTAGACATCTGGGTCACAATGTTTTCCTTTTTCTTCGGCTTAGGGAACGCTTCAAAGGTAGCTGCCTGCACTAAACCAGCTCCACCAGCTCAGCCTTGGGCTTAACCGGAGGCTCAGCCACAGTGTTCGCCACGAGGACATAGAACCGCTTGCCGTGCTTCTCAGCCATCTGGAGAGCCACAGTCTCAGCCTGCTTGAGGGACGTGTATTCCCGAGGCTTAGCGTTCGGGGCGAGCTTACCGTTTTCCTCGACGGCAATGATGTAACGCTTGCTAGTGCTCACTGTATGGCTCTCCCATTTGATGAAGTTGTTTTCGTGGTATTCAGTAACGTAGCCGTTCTTATAACCATTCGTGATGTTAGGAAACCGCACCTTTACCCTGTTGTATAGAAGGTTTTCCAAAATTTCTGCGACATGCTCATCCTTCGGTTTGAATCGCTGTTCATCACCAACCCACATAACAGTGTCACCGACGTTGAACTTACGTTCTTCCCATTTGTACACGGACTTAGGAGCTGAGTGCAGCCCGTCTTCTTTCGCCTTGACGTTATCTCCAAACACGAACGCATCTACAGTGAAGACATCCTTATCCTTCCACTCACCATGGTCGCGCTTGAACTTATCACCGATCTTAAGCTCTTTACCGAACTTGTCTTTCACCATCTCTTTAGAACTCCGTTTCGTCGTTAGGGATTACCTCAGGCTCAACCTCAGTTAGTCGGCCTGTAAGCGGGCTGTAGAACAGTGTAGCCCCCTCCCCCGTCTCACCTGAGAAGCGGTTCTTGAGGATACGAACTGTCGTAGCATTGGGGTTTTCACCCTGTTGGTTGCGCTCCAGGCCCAACACCATGTCGGACAACTGGGCGATAGCGTGTGAACCCCGAAGCTGACTAAGGGATGTCATAGCGCCTTCTTCATGGCCTTTACCCTCTGGACGCCTAAGGTGAGACACTAGGATCAACCCTATGCCAGTCTCTTGGACGAGCGTTCTCAGCATGGTCATAGCCATGTCGATTAACTTGCGTTCATCACCCCCAGCATCAAGGCCAGACACAACGATGGACAGGTGGTCAAGGATGATCCACTTGCAGTCCAATGAGCGCGCCATGTAGCGAACCCTGTTGAGCAAGTTATCAATCTCAGTTGAACCGAAGTGGTCATAAAGGAACAACCTTCCGGTACCCATCGTGTTAGCGAATGCGGACCTAAGGTCTTCCTCTGTTACACCAGAGCGGTTGATGTGGATTGGCTTGTTGAGGTCCAGCCCCATGAGCCCCAAGGCTGTGCGGCGTGTGCTTTCCTCAAGCATGATCATCCCCACCCGCTCACCTTGTTGGAGCAAGTGGTAGGCGATCTCTCGGACAACAGCGGATTTACCGATGCCTGAACCAGCCGTGATAGTGGTTAACTCAGCAAGTCGAAGACCATGAGTCTTGACGTTAAGGCTTGGCCACGGATACTCAACTGAGTGAACAACTACATCATTAACGATGTCATCCCATAGGGTTGAACCATCAACGATACCATCGGGGCGGTACGTCTTGGCGTTCCACATGGCTTGGATGACTTGTTCACCCATGCCTTGCTTCAGGCACTCATTAGGGTCTTTCAGTGGAAGGTGGGCAACCTTGACCTTCCCTGGTGGGAACAGTTCAGCACACTCGGATGTAGCAGCCCTACCCGGTTCGTCCATGTCGAACATGAGGACGATGGTGTCGAACTTCATCAGCCAATCGTATTGCTGCTTGAGGTTCTTAGCTGCACCCTGTGCTCCATTCTTGATGGAAACTACAGGCCACTTTAGGTTTTGCAGTTGTGACACAGTTAGGGCATCGATTTCACCCTCAGTGACAACCACCATCTTACCGCCGTCTTTCCACAGCCATTGGCCATAGAGAGGAGCCTTCTTGAAATCACCGATGAAACTAAAGGTCTTATCGGGAAACCTAAGCTTAGCTCCTACTGGCTTTCGTGTATCAGGGTCGTAGTACCAAGCGTACTGACAGGGTTTACCGTTGTATTCTCCTTGTCGATACCCCCAGTGTTGGCATGTGTCTTCCCTGATCTTACGTGATGGGAGGCTACCAATGTCACCCTGTATAGCCAGGGTTTTTACACCCCGTTCTTCAACCTCTTGCTGAATATTACTCCCCTCATAGTAGCCACACCCCATGCCGAAACAATAGGCGTGACCATCACTGTAGCGAACTAGGTTATCCCTGGAGCCACACCTAGGGCATGGCTCCTTGGAAACTGCTTGACTCACAGCTTGGTGACGACCAGCTCAGTCTTGGGGGCAACGGAGGCGATCACCTTGGCGATGTAGGTAATTCCCTCATCGCAACCTTCGAGGCTTTCCTTGGCCGCAGCCTCAGCCGCTTCATAGGTGTCGAACAGGGTTTCCTCGATGTAGCCGAGAGAGGGGTCAACAACCACGTAACGCTCGGGCTCAGCGGATTTCCACCGATTCTTCAGTTGGAAGTACCCCTTGCCGTTTTCATCTTCGACGTGAAGGTCACCATCGTAGTCAACATCGACCACCGTGTAGGTGTTACCAACCACAACATCGCAGTCACCCTCGTTGGACACTGCGATAACCTTGTCACCAACCTTGAACGTCATACTTTCTTTTCCTTTAGCCATGCTTGTGGGATTGACTTGTCTGCATATTTGAAACCATTCTTCTCACACCACATGGCATAGGTAGTCTTTGAACCCTTGTAGATTTTGTTCTTGGAGTTCTGGAAGACAAACCTAATGTCTAACTCAGGGTATTGCTCTTGGATCAGCAAGTGTTTCTTGCGGTCATCCAGATCGAATTCACCCTTAGTTTCAACGATTATGCCATTAGGGAGTGGGAAGTCTGGTGTATAGGAGGCGTGACGCTCAGGGACTACATAGGCGATCTTCATACCTTCATAGGTGAAGTCCACACCTTGGTCCCTGAGTTCCTTAGCTACACGTTCCTCTAACCCGGATTTGAACTTAGAAGTCCGTCGAATTGCTCGGCGCTTCGCCATCATCCTGGGTTTCAAACGGCGAGGAACCATCCTCATCCGCATCATCTGCGCCAGCGTAACCTTCCTCGACGCCGAAGCCGGGGTTGCGCACTTCCTGTTCCACGTACTTGAGCACCTGGACTGCATCGACGGACAGCGAGACGCCACCACCAAGTTCCTTGAACGCCTTGGCGAAGCCGCTGACCTTCACAGTGGAGCCACCAGTGAGCACGAACGAGGAGGACAGAGGCTTAGCCTGGGCATCCCAATGGGCGATGCGCTTGGGAGTGCCGTCCAGGTTCGTGGCGTGGGCCTTGAACTTGAACAGGGTGCGACCAGTCTTGGTGACCTTGCCGTTGTCATCCTTGACCTTCTCAGCGGCCCACGGCCAGTTCTTCACTTCCTCGACATCCAGGCCCTGCTTCTCAGCGAAAGCCGTGATCTTAGCCTTGAGGGCGTCCGCAGCCGTGCCTTCCAGGGCGAGGTCAATTTCAAACTTACCGTTAACCGGGTCATCGACCGACTTGTTCAGCTTCTTGTCGAACCGGCGTGCCTTGTTGAGCTTAGGCCAAACAGCAGCACCAGCATCAGTGATAAACTTAAGGAAACGGTCATTCTTCTTAGTGGACATACTCACCTTTCTCGTTAGGGATTTCAATTAGATCACCATCCTCATCCATGTGTTCGAACACATGCTGACACGCCTGCTCAAGGTGATCTACAGTTAGGATCACTGATTGGTCGTACTGCATGAGGGTGATGGTTTGGGACTCAGTGTCGATACATAGGGTCAGATCAAGACCATCAACTGTAACGTCAAACTTCATCCCAGAGCTTTTGCACGTAGTCTTCGAGTTCCTTACCCTTCAGGGTCTTCACCTTCTTGTTGAACCGGCGAAGGGACTCGGTGCGGACCAGCCCGTCTGCGATGGCATCACGAACGATCCGAATGATTTGAGGCATCAGGTCCATAAATTCAGTCTTAAGCATTAGTCCTTTCTCGGGTGGGGAGCGTAGCCGGTGCCTTCCAACATGCGTCGGGCCTTGGCGAGAGCCTGCTTGAGGTCCCTTGCGAACAAGGAAAGACCAAAGGCGGCGTTGGTGGAGGCGCACGTAAGGTGGAACAATTTCATGTCAGCCTTTCTCGGTTATTGCTAGTGTGGGTGGAAATTCGTTTTCGGCGATTTCTGCGCTTGCGTAACGATCTAAGAAAAGAAGAACTCGC